CTGCACGAATTCGCGTTTAGTCCATGACATGATCAAGCCTTAACTTTAGGCGGCCTGCCGCGTGGCTTTTTAGGCTCGCTGACTCCAAATGCTTCAGGCAGTGTAGCATACCAGCCATCTTCAATCAGCAAATCAAATTCGCTTTGGTTTTTTGCCGGGGCGTAATCGTATGTGCCACTTGGACCTCTATGATTTCCAGGTGTCTTGTAAACGATTGTAGGGAATTTCACTTTTTGCCCTTCCTTTTTTTCTTTGCTGTTCTCGCTGTCTCCATTGCGATAGCAACAGCTTGCTTTTGTGGGCGTCCTGCCTTTATTTCTTTTGAAATATTCTCGCTAATGGTTTTCTTGCTGTAACCCTTTTTTAGTGGCATTTAAATCACTCCAAAAATAGGGCGGTTTCCCGCCCTCTATGGTTATCCGATGCGGTATGTCACAAAGGTGTTTGCTGCGGTCTTGCGGGTGCGGAATAGGCCAGATGTCGCAGTTGCAACAACTGCAGCTCCAACCAGTGTATGGCCTGTGGCTGCAGTAACGGTAAACCCGTTTGGACCGGTGTTGATCACAGACCAATCTACGGATTCATTTGTTCCGAATTCGCTGGACGCATCCATCACGGTGCCTGTCGGGACAGTACCTGCCACAGCGGCTGCAGTGGTGGAGGTGACAATCCCACCCATGATCGCAGTTGCAGACACAGCCCCGGTCACGTTAACGGCTACCGGGTCAGCCTGGTACGGGTTCAGCAGGCGATCTTGTTTCACCTGCGGAGTCGCGCCGACCTCATACAGTACCGGGTCCGGGCCACCATCAATAACGATGGTTGCGCCAGATGCGTAGGAACCGAAAACGGTCTGACCACCAGAGACAGTACCGATAAGCGCGGTTGCTTCCGGCTGGTTAGGATAGCCAAACTTCCGATATACCTTGCATTTGCCTTCGGTGTAAACAGCAATCGACTCACCTGCAGGCACGTCAACTTCCCAGCTGTTCCCGAATTGATATACTTTTGCCATGATATTTTACCTCAGTGTTAAACGGTTAAGGGGCCGAAGCCCCATCAAATCAGGTTTGAGAGAACAGCAGGATGCCGGACATTTCTGGCTGTTTGTTTACCACACCAAATAGCGTATCCAGACGGTACAGTGTTTTGTAAGTCTTAATGTCGAAGAATTTGGTAAACACAACGTCAATCCCCTGGTCGGTTGTTGCCCGCATTACAGCAGCACCAGAGCCAGTGGTAACTGCATATCGACCCGGAATAAGCTCAAGCGCATCCTCATGCCAGAATGGGTTGATATAACCGGCCTGGGTGTTAAGGAACACGATTGACGCAGTACCGGACGGAGTAACCTCGACGTTCTGGTACGACTCCTCAGCATCTGAGCCTCCCTGTGCAGACACGATTGGCGGGCTGATGGTCATGGTTGTTGCGCTGTCAACGCTGATAACACGGAATGTTTTAAGCTGCCCGGTGCTGTTCTTGGTGATGTGGTGAACAGCCTCAACTCCGGCGATGGTGAAGCAGTCACCTGCAACAACGCCAGTTGTAGATGAGATGGTAACAGTCTGATACCGGTTATCTACATTACCTCGCTCGCCGGTTGCAGCGGTGGACGTAGCTTGCGGGATGTAATAGTTGCCTGCCCCTACTTGAGTGTCGATAGTCAGACCGCCACCGCCACCAGCTGCAGCGATGCGGTTAGCGTAGTCCATTTTATAGGTATCGAAACCAGCAACTGTGCCAACATACGACCGCTCGTAGGCTGCAATCGGCTTCTGGTTCATGGTTTCACGCGCAGCCAGGTTGCTTGCCATGCCGTTGTAGTCACGGGATGACAGCGCAGCATAGCGCATATCCATCATGATGCCTTGCTCATTCATGAGCGCGTCACACTGGGCCAGGTCATCATAACCAGATGCCGCAGTAGAGCGGGCAACAACCAGGGTGCCCTGTTGAGCTGCAACGTTCATGATCGCAACGTTGATATCGGATGCCAGGCGTTGTTTGGCAGCCTGACCAAGGCGACCCTCTTGGAGTGCGTCACGCAGCTCTTTGGCGTCCATTACCCACGGGACACCTTTTTCATATCCGAGAGTGGCGGGAACTGAAAGCTGAGTATAGGTACGGAAGTTGCCTGTTTGATCCATGCCGTCGAAGCTTGTGGCAATGTACGGCTGTGGACGCCAGATTACATCACCGGAGCGTTCCATTTGGCTATCGCCAACACGGTACTTTGATCCAGCGCGAGACAGGACAAGCGCGTCATCGAAACCTTCAAGAAGGTCCTCAAACGCAACTCGTTCCTCTTTTGAAAATTCATTAGACATGATAAAGCCTCTTTAATGTTAATAAGTTGAAAACAATTTCTTTTCTACTCATCCATTAAAGAGGCAGGATGGAGCGCCTCAAATTTTTTAGCTATCGCTTAGGGCGATGAGTCCTATTGCTCAAGCGCGTGATTTCTGACGCATCTGTCGCTTATAAGCTACAACCTTGCTCATATCTCCAGTTTTATCAGCTTCAGCACGCAAACGCTCAAGCGTTGAATCTACGTTACCACTTACTTTACGCTCAGGCTTTGTTGTTGCTTTGCGTGGACGTTCCACAAGCTTTGTCTCCACTTTTGAAGCCAAGAACCCAAATTTTGACAGATCTTTAATCCCAGCAAGTTCTTTTGCTTTTTTTGGGTTCCTGTAAAGAGCATACAATAGTTTAGCTGAATTGTCAGCACCTGATACAATCATTCCTATTTGAGCTTCTGAAAATACATCCTGAACAAATTCCTCAGCTAACTCATAATCAGAAACTTTTAATTGAGACTTTTTGGTTCCGTAGTCAGCTAGTGTATTTTGCCAGGCTTTTTGCTGTTGCTCCTGCTCGGCCTGAATTTCTGCTTCTCGTTTTTCTGAGGCGCGTTTTCGCTCATAATATGAATTGAGTTCTGATTCATATTTGTCCTCATCGTAATCGCAACTTTCCAGGGTTGGCTTTTTACCAACCTCGGGAACCTTGCTTTCTGGTTTCGATGCAGCAAGCTCATCTTTCAGGCGCTTGATTTCTTTATTCTGCTCACGGGTTTTCTTTCGAAGCTCCTTTACCCATTGTGGAGCAGAGCGATCATCCTGTTCTTCTTCTTCCTTTTCTTCGCCTTCGATTTCGATGACTATTTCATCGGTTTCTTGTTCTTCCGATTCATCGGTTTCTTGCTCTTGTGCTTCTGGCAGGGCATCGTTTTGCTCCTCTTGTTCATCAACTTCGTCGATTGCTTCTTCGGTTACTTCAGGTTGTTCAATCTCTGGTTGTTCCAGGTTTTCAATTGCCATTTATTGCCCCTCGCTTTGTGGTGCGGATACCTGTTGTGGTTCAAGTGCCTCTTGCATAGCCTTGGCAACATCAAGCGCTTGTTCTCGGTCTTTTCTGTCAATCCCGGCAAGCGTTTCGGCTGTCTTGGCCTGCGTTTCTTCAGCCTTGGCAAGATTCAATATTGTGTCTGCCTTGGCTTTTGCCCCCCTTGCTTGCTCTGCTTCTGCAGAAGCCATCAAGTATTGATCCTGAGCTGTAGGTTGCTGATTCTGTGCTGCTTGTGCAAGCTCTTGCGCTTCTTCCTCTGTCGGCTTAACAGCGCCCATCTTGAGGAGTTTTTGCCGGAAGAAGTCTCGCACATCGCCAATGCCCTCGCCTTCCATGTTCATCATTGCCATTGCGGAAAGAACCTGCAGCGTTTCAGGATCTTGAGTTATTGTCATCATACCAGTTAATGCGCGCACTGTCGAAGCGCGCTTGCTATCAGAGCTTGGGCCTACATCAACAGATAAATCAAACTTGGCTTGGCTCATGTCGTTTTCGTATTCCATTACCCCGTCACGCAAAATAGGCTTGGCTAAATCGACACTGCCTACATCCCCATTTTGCCAAATAGCCTTCATCTTTCGCCCTGGTTCGATCAATACATCTTTGGCCATACTTAGCCATATTTCACCAGACCGTTTAACTGCCTTGGCCATGTTGGACATATAAATGTATGCCTGCATATC